CGTAGAAGCGGACGGTATCGACGCCGTCCCAGTGGAACTTGACGGTGACCTTTTTCGCCGCGAGGTTGGCCACGGCGGCGCAGTCTTCGACGTCGACGGTCGTGTCCGTGCTGCTCTGCGTGGTGTTCTGCTCGACGAGGGCGTCGAGGTTGCCGTCGTTGTTGAGCTCGAAGCCGACGCGGTCGGCCACGCCGGCCATGACGGTCGTGTCGGCGACCGCCAGGCCGATGAAGAAATCGCACTCGGACACGTCCTTGATGGCAAAGGCGGCCTCGAACCAGAGCTCCTTGCCGACCGCGAGCTTGAACGACGTTCCGTTGAGCTGGCCTTCCTCGCTGTCGGAGGCCTTGTCGTTGGTGGTGATCTCGAGCCAGCCGCCGGGCGCGTCGTCGTCGACGTTGATGACCTCTGCGGCGTCGCTGTCGCCGTCGACGCTCGTGAAGAGCCAGTCGGCCTTGTCGGCGCTCGCGGAGAATTTGTGCCCGTCCTCGAGGCTGCCGGTCAGGAAGTCCTCCATGAAGTAGATCCAGGAGGCCTTGGCGCTGTTCAGGTCGCTGCCGCCGCGGGGCCCCCAGATGATCGCGGAGATGACGCCGCCGTCGGCGGTGGCCGCCTGGAGGGCGATGCCGAGCTGCTTGCCGTTGGCGGCGTCGGAGACCTTGCCGTCGTTGGCGGCGTAGATGGCCGCCCCGGCGGAGATGGCCTTGCTGGCGACGACGGGGTGGACGGTCCCGTCGAGCGGATCGATCGCCGCCGGCGTGGCGGTGGCGACGGCCTGCGTGACCCGCCCGATGGGCTCATCTCCGGCGTCGCAGTAGACGGCCGTCGAGGCGGAGATCTTGACGAGCCGGTTGATCGCCAGCGCTTCGCCGCTGGTGAGCGTGAACGGCCCGCGGTTTCTTGCTGCCAGTGTCATGTTTCGCTCCTCGTGTGCCCGTCGGCCTTCCGGCCGGGCGGGCGGGTTGGTCGGTCGGTCGCTTCTCAGCCCTTGCGGTCCAGCGTCGGCTGCTCGGCCAGCCAGGCGGCCTTGGCCTTGGGCAGCTCGGCCGAGGCCCTGCGGTGGGCGGCGCCCTCTCCGCCGCCTTCGGCGGCGAGGTTCGCCACGTAGGCGGCGTAGGTGGACGCCTTGCCGTCGTCGACGGCCTGGCCATCGTCTCCGATCGTCACGGACGGCTCGTCGGCCTTCTGTTCCGGCTGGGCGTCGGACGGCTCGGGCGCGGCGGGCGTCACGCCGGCGGCGGCGATCTTCTCGAGCCGCTCGTTGGCGTCGTTCAGCTCGGCGGCGATCGCGTCGCGCTGGGCGACGCACTCGCCGAGCGCGATCGCCTTCGCCTGCGTGACGGTCAGCCCCTCGGCCAGCGCCTTCTGCCGGCTGGCCGGGAACTCGGCCAGTTCGGCGTTGATCGCCTCGGCGGTCTTCCGCGCCGCCTCCGCGCCCTCGGCCCGCGCAGCCTCGAGGGCCGCGGGATCCGGCGCCGGAGGCGTACTGCTGTTCTTCTCGCTCATGTCAGTCTCCGGATGCGCGGCCGCATGCTCGGCCGCCGTGTCAGTGGAGTCGTTTTCGGGCGGACCGTCCGCCCGGTGTGGGTTCGTTTGTGCGTGGGCGTCCGGCGCCTTGGTCCGGCGGCCCGGCGACGGCGCCGCGGCGGCGACGGCCTGCTCGAACGTCATGACGGCGTCGACGAGCCCGAGCCGTTTGGCGTGGTCGGCGACCCAGACCCGCCCGTCGGTGACGGCGGCGAGCTGCTCGGCGCCGAGCCCGCGCCCCTTCGCGACGGCGGCGCCGAACATCTCCATCGTCTCGTCGATCATCTCCTGCCAGGCGGCGACGTGCTGGTCGGTGATCTCGGTGCCGGGCATTCCGGCGCCCTTGTTCGGCCCGGTGGTGACGAGGACGAACCGCAGCCCCTCGGCGGCGGCGGCGGCGGAGCTGTCGATGGCGACGGCGTAGACGCCGATCGACCCGACGAGGGCGGACTGGTTGGCGTAGAAGCGGCCGGCCTGGCTGCCGATCCAGTAGGCGGCCGAGGCGGCGAGGTCGTCGGCGAAGGCGACGACGGGCTTCGTCTCGTTGGCATCGGCGACCGCGTCGGCCAGGTCGGCGATGCCGTCGACGCTGCCGCCGGCACTCTCGATACGGAGGACGATCTTGCGGACGTTCTCGTCGGCCATCGCACGATCCAGCCCGGCGCGGATCCGCTCGACGGAGCTGCCCTGCGGCTGGCTGGAGCCGTTGACCTGGTCGGCGTGCTTGGCGATGATGCCGCGGACGCCGACGACGGCGACGCCCCCGCGGGTCTCGTAGGCCGAATCGGCGGCGATCTGCGCGGGGTTTGCCGACGGCGCCGCCCGCCGCGTGACGGCCTCGATCTCGGCGGCCGACAGCCGGACGCCGGCGGCGTGCCGCGCGACGACCTCGGCGAGCCGCTCGAGCGTCGGCCGGTGCAGCGCCCACCGCTGCGTGGTGAGGAAATCGACGATCGCCCGATCCTTCATCGCCCGCCCTCCGTCTTCTCTCTGTCTCTCTGCGCCTCTGTGTCGCTGGGCCCGCTCTGCCCGCTCTGCGCGGCCAGCAGCCCCCGCCGGCGGAGGTCCTTCTCCTCGGCCTCCAGCTCGTCGAAGACCTCTTCGGGTTCTTCGCCGCGGTCTCGGATGACGGCCGACCGGCTCTTCGTGCGGTTCTTGACGATGGCGACCTCGTTGGCGCGGGCTTCTTTGAACGGATCCACCCACTCCCACCGCGGCAGCTTCCACGCGATCTGGAACGGGTTGGCGTTCGGCCCGCCGGGGCTGATCTGCCGTGCCGCGACGCCGCGGGCGATCCAGCGGACGACGATGGGCGCGGCGATCTCGAGCGTCGCGAAGGCCTGGAGCTTTCGGAAGGTCCGGCGGGCCTCCAGCAGCGCCATCCGGCCGGACGTGTAGGTCGTCTTGGAGAAGTCGATCAGGACCAGCTCGACCGGCAGGCCGGCCGACGCGCCGATCAGCCGGCTCATCGTGGTGATGTACGGGTCGAACTGCCGCCCGGGCCGCTTGGACTCGACGAAGTCGAGCTTCTCGCCGGGAAAGCCGTCGTAGACCATGCCCGGCTCGTGCCTCGCGAGCTTGTCGAACGTGGAGGCCGTCGAGTCGTCGGACTTGTTCGGGTCGGTCTGCGTGTCCGTCCCGCCCATCGGCCGGTAGTCGGCCTCGGCCTCCCGCTGGATGAACAGGGCCCAGTCGGCGTTCATCTGTGCGGCGAGCGCCTCGGCGTCGACGTAGGCGTCGAGCTTGTCGATCAGCGACAGGGCGGCCGAAAACGCCGGGGCCCCGCGGGACTGGCTGAACCGCTGCTTGCGCTTGGGCAGTCGGGCGTCGGCGGCGGGTATGCGTCGGGTCTCGCCCGTCGCGACCCACCCGCGGGCGTTGTAGCTGCGGCGCTTCGCGGCGTGGTAGGCCGTGACGATCCCATCGGCGTCGGTCTCGACGCCGTTGACGATGGTCCGCCTCCCGATGGTGGCCACGCCGCTGACGGCCGCGGCGGCGTCGATGCGGGGCGTGACGAGCTGGTCGGCCTCGATCGGCTCGACCTGGCCGTCGTCGGTGAACGCCAGGAGGACGTCGCCGTCGCGGAGGACGCTCCGCAGGGCGAGGCGGACGCCGGCCTGGAAGCCCTCGCCGGTGGTGAAGCAGCCGCTCCGCATCCGCTGGCGGACGTAGTCGGTGACCTCGCGGTCGATCGCCTCCGACCCGCTGGCGGCCGTCCAGCCGAGCCGTTCGCCGAGGACGTTATCGGCGATGCGATCGAGCATGCCGGTGAAGACGGCGTTGTTGCGTTCGTGGTCGCGGCACAGCTCGCGGAGGTCCCAGAGGCTCCGGCTGTCGAGATGGTCGTCCCCGGTCCCCCCGCTGCCGCCGTACTGGCGGTGCGTTCGCCCGCCGGCGACGGCGTCGTATCCGCCCGACAGGGCGGCCCGCTGGAGTCGGGCCTCGGCCCGCCGCAGCCCCCAGACGGGCGCGACGGCGGCGATGGCCCGGTCCAGCGACCGGCTGACGGCCCCGCCGGCGGCCTTTTTGGCGAGTTCCCCAATGCGCCCGCCGCGCAGGGCGGCGGCGACGGCCATGGCGGCGGCGCCGGCGGCGACGGCGGGCCGGCTCATTGCGCCCGCCTCCGCACGTCGGCCAGCAGGACGCGTCCGCCGGCGTCGTCGAGGTTGACCTCGCGGATCAGTTGGCGGCGGAGCTGGTACAGGTCGGTCAGGCTGACGTTCTGGACGTCGATTCCCCCGGCGGTGTATCGCTGGATCGGCCGGCCCGACAGGATCGCCTCGATCGCGTCGTTGACGTCGTCCAGCAGCTCGCTCGCCGTGGCCATCCGTGGCCCTCCGCTCCGGTCATCTCGACGGTGCGGTTTTTTTGGCAGCGCTTCGGCCGCGGCCGGGCCCATGAACCTCCGCGTCGGCGACGGCCGGCAGGATCGGGCCTCACGGGGCGCTGCCGCCGGTATATTGTTCCCCGCCGGCGCGGCCGCCGTCTACGGCGTGCGGTACAGATCTATACCTTCCGCCGATCGCGCCGATCCGCGCAGAAAAGAGGGCCGCCGCGGCGGCGGCCCGCACCCGCTCGCGTTCCTACTTCCCTTCCGGCGACCCCCCGCCGTCGAGGGCCCCCTCGATGGCGGCGCGCCCTTCGGCCGGGGTCCGTTCCCAGACCTCGTCGCCGAAGCTGGCGTGGATCTCGACCGCGTAGACCGCCCGGACGTCGACGTCGATCCACACATCGCTTCCGGCGTCCAGCGCGTCGAGGCACGGCGGCCGGTCGGCCCGATCGGCATCTTCCTCGCTGCGGTTCATGCCCGTTCTCCTTCCTCATCCGCGCAGCGCCCGCGCCCATTGTACCCGACGGCGTCCCCCGGTTTCTAGACCGCCCGCCCGTCGGCCTCCCAGATGCTGTAGCTGTGGGGCTTTTTGCCCTGGCAGCGGACGCGCCTTTCGACGAGTCCGGCCTCGCCGAGGTCGGGATATCTGCGCGTCGATCGGACCCTCAGCGGGGCCCCGCAGCGTTTGCAGCGCGTCCGCCCGGGGCTGAACCGTTCCTCGGAGCCGAACAGCGCGACCTCGAGCCGCCTGCGGAGCTCGGTCTTTTTCCCGCCCACCGGCTGTCCGGCGGCCTTCAGCGCCGCCTTGAGCGCCGCGACGTCCATTTCCGCGACCTCGGCCGCCGTCGGCGTCGGTTTCTCCGCCGCGCCGCCATCATCGCCGACCAGCCGCTCCATCTTCACCGTCAGATCGTTCATCATCGGACTCCATTCCGCTCTCTCTGCGTCTCTGCGTCTCTGTGTCGCCTCGTCCGCCCCCCCTCTCTGCGTCTCTGCGTCTCTCTGTCGCCTCGTCCCCCCCCCCCCTCTGCGCCTCCGCGTCTCTCTCCTGCCTCCGCCCTCCCCGCCCCCCGGCGGTCCCCGCCGCGCCC